CTAACATTTAACAATATGAGTTTAATCTTTATAATATTAGCAGCTATTTGTAACTCGGTAATGGATGTTCTATCTACCAGGTATTATGTTTCTATATTTGGAAACCTTAAAAATAGACAGTTTTGGGATTGGAATATTAGTTGGCGAAACAAATGGTCTTGGGGCGAGAAAGAAAATGGCGAGAAGTTTTTTCTATCTTCAACTATGCTTTCGTTTTTAACGGATGGATGGCATTTATTTAAAGCCTTAATGTTACTCTTTATTTCTTTAGCTATTGTAACTTACAAGCCTATCTTTGGGTATTTTGATATATTTCTATTCTCTATTATTTGGGGGGTAGTCTTTGAATTGTTTTACACTAAAATCTTATTGAAATGAGTACAACAATCTTAAAGAAAAAATTGGATACTATATTTTCAACTTATATTCGGTTAAAGTATGCTGATGAGAATTTAGATGTTAAATGCTTTACTTGTGATAAAGTAATGCCTTACAAAAAGATACAAAATGGGCATTTCTATTCAAGAGGTATTTTAAGTTTAAGATATGATGAACAAAACTGCCGACCACAGTGCTACGGATGCAATATAGCCAAAAGCGGTAATTATATCGAATATTACAAGAGACTGGAAAAAGAAATAGGTAAGGGTGGGATGGATTTTCTTGAACACAAAAGGCATCAAACAAAGAAAATGGGTAAAGCTGATTATCAAGATTTAATTGACCTGTACACACAGAAAGTAGCTGATTTATAAAAATATATTACCTTTGTAAAATGAAAACCGAATTAGTAAGCATAAAATTAGTAAAATCGAATCCTAATAATCCACGAATTATAAAGGATGATAAGTTTGCAAAATTAGTAGCATCAATTAAGGAGTTCCCAAAGATGCTTGAAATAAGACCAATTGTTGTAAACGATGATATGATAGTCTTAGGTGGTAATATGAGATTAAAGGCTTGTATTCACGCTGGATTAAAAGAAGTGCCAATTATTAAAGTTACTGATTTGACAGAGCAAGAACAAAAGCAGTTTATTATTAAAGATAATGTAAGCGGTGGCGAATGGGATTGGAATATGTTAGCTAACGAATGGGATGCAGAAGAACTTGATGCTTGGGGATTAGATGTACCAGATTTTGGTAAAGAATTAGAAGCAGAAGAAGATGACTTTGAAGCACCTGAAGGCGGATTAGAAACGGATATTGTTTTAGGGGATTTATTTGAGATAGGAGAGCATAGATTATTATGTGGAGATTCAACGGATAGCGATGCAGTAGCAAAGTTAATGGATGGGAAAAAAGCTAATATGGTATTTACAGACCCTCCATACGGTATTGCTTATGATAACACAAATAGATGGGATGGTATAGAAAAACAAAATACCAATTCTAAAAGAAATAAAGGAGAAATGATTTTAAATGATGATAAAGAATTTGACCCATCTTTTATTTTATCAGAATTTTCCTATTGTAAAGAAATATTTATTTGGGGTATGCAGTATTATCCTAATAAATTAGGAAGGGGTGGTTGTATAGTTTGGAATAGAAAAACTGAAAGCCAAAAAGATGTTCCACACGCAGATTTTGAATTATGCTGGAGTAAACAAGAAAGAAATAAAATGGCTTGGATTACTTGGGGTGGATTTAAAAGTAAAGAAAAAGGCGAAGAAAGATTACATACTACACAAAAGCCTATTGAATTAGCTTCTTGGTTTTTAAATAATTGGGGCAAAGAAAATGATTTAATAATAGATATATTTAGTGGTAGTGGCTTTACAATGGTAGCAGCACATCAATTAAATCGTAAATGCTACGGTATGGAATTAGACCCAAAGTACTGCCAGGTAATAGTAGACCGAATGCGTAAACTTGACCCTACAATTAAAATTAAAAGGAACGGAGTAGATTATGGCATATAAAACAGAGGAATTAGAGAAGAAATCTTTAGAGGCAATAGATAAGCATAAATTGTTCTTTATTGAGGATGTGGTAGCGTTTTTACCTTGCGATAAGACTACTTTTTACAACCATAAATTGCACGAATTCCACACAATAAAAGAAGCACTTGAAAAAAACAAAGTTGAGATTAAAACATCAATGCGTTCAAAGTGGTATAAAAGCGAAAACCCTACTTTACAGATGGGATTATATAAGTTAATCGGAACACCTGAAGAAGCCGAACGATTAGGTACTACTTTAAAACATACAGGCGGTATGGATTTAGGTATTACTTTCAATGAAACTAAAACCTATGATACTAACGAAGAAGCAGACTAAAGCACTCGATAGATTAGAAGACAACAAAACAAGCGAGGTTATATTTGGAGGTGGAGTAGCAGGAGGCAAATCAGCACTTGGTGTTTATTGGATAATTAAATGCTGCTTAAAATATCCAGGCTCTCGATGGCTAATGGGTAGAGCAGTCCTTAAAACTTTAAAAGATACTACCTTAAATTCGTTTTACGATGTATGTAAACTGCAAGGTATAAAATCAGGGCAACACTATATTTATAACGCTCAATCCAATATAATTACATTCTCAAATGGTTCGGCTATTTACTTAAAAGACTTGTTTCAATACCCTTCAGATATTAATTTTGACGAATTGGGCAGCTTAGAAATTTCTGGAGCATTTATTGACGAATGCAATCAAATTACAGAGAAAGCCTGGAACATAGTTAAGTCAAGGATAAGATATAAGCTAACGGAATTTAATATTATACCAAAGATGTTAGGCACTTGCAATCCTGCAAAGGGATATGTTTATAATAACTTTTATAAGCCTACAAAGGATGGTACGATAAGCGAAAGCAAAGCCTTTATTCAATCTTTAATACAGGACAATCCTTATATTTCAGAGCATTATATTCAATCATTGCAATCTTTAGATAAGTTTAGTAAGGAGCGTTTATTATTTGGGAATTGGGAATACGATGACAATGACAATGCCTTAATACAGTACGATAAGATAATTGACTTATTTACTAATGAGCATATTCCAAATGGTAAAGGTTACATATCAGCCGATATTGCAAGATTTGGTAAGGATAATACACTTATAATGGTATGGAGTGGCTTTAGGGTTACCGAGATACACAAGTTAGCTAACAAGGCAACAAACGAAGTAGCAGCATTCATTAAGCATTTAAGTAAAAAGCATTCAATCCCTTATTCTCAAATCATTTGTGATGAGGATGGTGTCGGAGGCGGTGTGGTTGATTATGGATTTAAAGGATTTGTAAATAATAGTAAAGCCTTAACAGGAAACTACATTAATTTGAAATCGGAATGTTATTATAAACTTGCGGAGTTAATAAATCAAGCTGGAGTATGGGTAATGACTGAAGATGTAACTATTAAAAAAGAATTAACCGAAGAACTTGAATGGGTACAAAGGCATAACGCTGATAAAGATGGTAAACTTGCGGTGTTACCTAAAGACAAAGTTAAAGAACATTTAGGCAGGTCTCCCGATATAAGTGATGCCTTAATGATGCGGATGTGGTTTGAACTAAAGAAGTTTGACTTTGTTGTAATGTAAAAGTTATCTAAATTTATCGTAAATTTGTAAAAATAATTGCTTATGAATCTCATACAAAGAATTAAAGCTGCTATATTACCTTCTCAAGGTTCAGATGCTGGCAACAAATACAATCAATCTTTATTCTCTTATTTCAACGGAATATTCTTTAACATCCCTAACAATCCAAGAGCGTATGTAAGGAATGGCTATCAAGGCAACCCTGATGTATTTGCAATTATTAATATGATTGCTAAAAAGGCTGCTTCAGTTCCTTTTTATGTTTACGAGATAGACAACAAAAAGAGTTTTAATAGAATTAAGAATAACCCTGTAAACCTAATTAAAAAAGGATTAACGGAAGTAGAAGGAACTGACTTAAATAAGCTAATTGCAAGACCAAACGAGATGCAAAGCCAACAAGAGTATATTGAATCTTTAGTTTCTTTTTTAGAGATTACAGGTAACGCTTATTCTTATAAATTTATGCCTGAAGTAGGTAGAAACAAAGGAGTTCCTACTAAACTTTATCCTTTACCATCTCAATTCACACAAATTATCGGTAGTGGTACTTTTGAGCCTATTAGTGCATATAAGTTACAAATAGGAAACCAAGAGATTGAATTTAAAGTAAACGAGGTAAACCATATTAAGTTCTTTAACCCTGACTATAATGTTAGTGGGAATCAATTATATGGAATGAGTCCGCTTATGGCTGCTTGGGAAACTGTTTCAAGTTCTAACGAAGGCACAAGAGCAAAGGCTAAGGCATTTATTAACGGCGGTGCAGCAGGTTTATTATTTAGTGGGGATAAGGACGCTATGCTTGACGGGGAGCAAATAAGCAAGATTAACCAACAAATAGACACTAAACTTACTGGTGCAGACAACTATAAAAGAATTGTAGCTACAAACGGTATTGTAGATTATAAGCAAATCGGAATGAGTCCAGCAGACCTTGAAATTATCAAATCAATAGGAGCTGATAGAGATACTTTGTGTAGAGTGTTTGGAGTAGACCCTATTTTAATGGCTACGGATTCGGCTTCTTATAACAATAAGGAAATGGCTTATAAAGGTTTGGTAACAAACACTATTATTCCTATCTTAAATATGATTAGAGGTATGTTTAACGAGGTTGCTTTATACTACTCTTTAAGAGATGGCAAAGAATACTACATAGATTACGATGCACAAGCGTTTCCTGAAATGCAAAAGGATATGGAGAAAATTGTTTCTCAAATGAAAGAATCTTGGTGGATTACTCCTAACGAAAAAAGAGATGCTATGAACTACGATAGAATAGATGAAGAAGATATGGACAGAATTTTAGTTCCTACTAACTTAACTTACCTTGATGAATTAGGAATGGCGGATAAAGCGTTATAATGACACAAGAAGAATTTGACACTAACCTACAAAAGTATTTAGAGACTTACGGCTATCGTTTGTTCTCTAAAGCCTTGAAACAATCTATTCAGCCTATTATAGATGCTTTAAACCAATCGGAATCGGTTGCGTTTACAAACTCTATTGCAGGGATGCTTTACACAGGTGTACCTATTTCAACGGCTATGCAAACTTTTTATAATACTGCTTGGAATAAACAATCACGAGGTTATGTTAAATGGCTTAAGGCTAATTTACCACCTGAAGCTACTATTGGTGTAGGCTTTGAAAATCCTATTATGGATGCAGCTTTAAAAGATTATTTTAATACAATAGGCGGTCAGCACATCAAAGATATTAACGATACAAGTCTTAAAAGAATACAAACGGCATTCCAAAGAGCTTTAGAAAATAACGAAGGCTTTAGAGGTGCAGAAAAAAGATTAATTAAGGAAGTAGGGATGTCAAAGACAAGAGCAAGATTAATTGCAAGGACTGAATCAGTAATGATTACAAATGCTGCTAAATTTACTCAAAGTGAATTGATGCCTATTGAAATGGAGAAGACCTGGTTACACGACCATCCAAAGATGCCAAGAGATTGGCACATAGCTTTAAGTGGGAAAACTATTGACTTGGATA